TTTAGCCTGATTTTCAGGCATTTGTGTAGGTAATATTTTTTTAAAAGCTTCAAAGTCTCCAGCTTTTGCTAAATTACGAGCCTTTGTAGCGCTTATACCGGAAGCGTCATCGCTATCTGGATCGCGATTTGCACCCGCAACAGCTGTTTTAAAGCTTGTTAGAGCCAAACGTTTTTCTGGATCAGGATTATTGATGTATTTGTTAAAAAGAGTATCGTACTCAGCAGCACGATCACTACCACAGACAAGTATTAATTCTGTATATCCACTATCAATCAAAAATTGAACAGCGTCAAAAATTGTTTTGATCTTGTCAGAATCTATAAAGTTGACACGCGGAAGCGCGGCATTTATAGCTGCAAGTTTATCATTGTAAGGAACAGGGTTTTTCTTAGCATCCTGTGTTTTGGAAAGAATAACAAATGCATCACAACGTTCAGCTCTACCAACTTCAACAGCTTTTGCTATTAAGAGCTCATGTCCAAGGGTAGGTGGATTCATCCTACCAAAAACAAAGACGGCCTTTGAACCGGTAGGCTTAACATCCGCTATTATATTTTCAACTAAAGTCTTATAATTCATATTAGCTAACCTCCGCACCTACACGCGTACCACCGCCAGCTCCTGTACCACCTGTTGCACGATCATATGGTGAATTAACGTATAAACCATTCGCAGTAGCAATATTCTGTAATAACCCAGATACCTCTTCATTATCTTGCTGAGCAAATCTTGACTCGAGACCGCGTACAATAAAATTACCAGTAAGTTTAAACGGCTTTGATGAAATAGATGAATCTCGTATTACAACACCTTCGTGGTTATTAATATCACCCATTTCAGAAGTCATGGAATCAATAATTTTTTGACCTAAAAGACGAACAGCATGATAAAAAACAGCGCCACTTATCGCTGCTTTTTCCTCCTCTTTATTACCATCTTTAATATATTGGTCTAATGTAACACCGTTAAGAATATCCATATAGACCTGCTTACTAAGCGCATCAACTTTCTTTCCGTTTGACAAAGTAATCTTTTGTCCACGTGGATTCTTGCTTTGCTCAAGCCAAGCTTTTAATGTTTTGGTTTCGGCTGTATGATCGGAGTATTTAACTGTTAGTTCAGTATTAAGAGTCGACGTAAGATCGACTTTATTTTTTAACCTGGCAGGTACTGAACCAAGAATCTTAAACCCGTAATTTTTAGCAATCTTATTAACTTTATTAATAAGATCTTGCAGTACTTCAGGGTTATAGGAAACTTCTTTTGTCGCACGGGATACAGAGCCTCTAACCGGGCTTTTAACTTCATATATCTCATTAATACCGTGAATAGCGAGAAAATTATCTGCATAACCAATCACATTAGTACCACCCTTTACATATTCCATATTAAAGAGTAGCGGCTTTTTAAAGAAACCAAGTTTAGCTAAATCATCTTTTATAGTGGGGAGAGCTTTATTAAAAATATCTAACACCTCACCACCAACACCAATCATTCCATGGCCTTCTGCGAATCTACTATTGAGATCTGCCTTTGTAACACCCTTTACGTCAAGTGGCTTATTCGATCCGCGATCGAGACCGAACTCTATACTACCGTCAGGATTTGTGACGAGCTTTATCGAGGCATTTACCCCGTCTATTTTTACCGAAGGTGGATTTTCTTGTATTGACTGAATCGCTTTATTAAAAACATTAATTAAATCCCTACCTGTCTTCACTTGAGGTAAATCAAACGGATGATCCATGTGACCAGCAGCGCCGCCCTCGGTAATGAAATTTTGTATATTGACAGCCTGCCTTGGTAATATACCGACTGGTGTACCTAGACACTTCTCAACATATATATCTTCTAAACTCTTAAAGCTCATCTTTTAAATAAGGATCTTGCTTCTTCATGGTAGCAAGAAGCTGTTTATACTTGTTAATAAAATTACCAGAATTGATACTATTGACGAACTTATTATAATTTATATTCTGCAATCTTTCTGGATTATCACTATACAATTCATTTTGTTTAATAGCAGCTTCTAAAGCTGTTTGCATTGGAAATGCATTTTCAGCGGTAATATCAGTACGAAAAATTTCATCCAATGCACTAGTTGGAAAATTCATTGCCGTAGCCTTAGCAAGTAACTTTACAAGTCCTACATAACCCTCCGGTGCAACTTGTGCTGGCTCGCCAGCCTCAGGAGCAGGAGCGGCATTAGGATCTGGAGCGGTAGCATCTGCCGTATTATCCATGTTATCTGCTTCATCTAAAAGAGACCACTGCCTATCGAGTTTATCAAGAAATTTCATTATAAGTATTTAATACTTATACATAGAGAAGTTGCTTTGTTTTAAGTTGATTGAAGTACTTCTCGCTCAAAAATGTTAATTCATTACGCTTTACAAAACCTCTGACTTTTGCAAAGGTATAATGTGATCTTGTGAAATCCTTAGTCCATGCAAAAGAACGTATACGCTCGACAAGTTCGATAACATTACCGTCACGTTTTGAATATAAATGTTTGAGCAAACAAAATTCTATATTCTCGTAACCATACATGTTTATTGGTAACAATTTTGCTACTTTTAGAGCTGCCTGATCAACATGTTTTTGAATTACCTCCTTATCAAAGTGTTGCAGAACCTCAAAACCGGTCAAATCTAACTGTATTGCTTTAAGTACAACAGCCCGCTCTCTAGATTGGCGATTTAAAAGATACTCACACGTACCGTGAAAAATATGATGATAGAGCAATTTCTTAATATCCCTCGTTACTCTCTTTGCTGGCAAAAGCTGATATCTTACGAGATCATTAATGAAATCAACCTCGATAGTTTTAAAGATTGATTCAAAACTAATTAACTGAAGATTGAATTGATTAAATGTACAGCTCTCGATCACCACTACAGTATAATACTATATTTTAAATTTTGCAAGCTCCTGCTTAGGAGCCTTACCTATCCGTACATTACAAATACCGTTATAATAGTCGTCGCGCAAGAGCACATCTTCACCTAGCTGTTCTTTTATTTCATAGTACGCCAGCGCCCATTTAGAATCGCAAGTACGCAAAATTCTAAAAGTAAACTTATCTTTTCCGTGCTTTTCGATATCCGAATTCAATTCATTCGATGAACTTGTATATGTTTTCCAATCTGATTCTCTGTGATCTATTCGACTATTTTTTCTACCCTTAAGCGGTCTACGCTTAATACGGCTAGTACACTGCTTCTTACCTATATACTTCTTACCATTAATGTTATTGATAATCAGATAAATGAAGCCAAACGTATTCTCATCGATACTAACACCTTCATTTAATAACCAATGACCACTATCCATATAGATAGTTATTACAATGATGGAAAAGTCCTACGCTGTACAGGTACCTTAACTTTCTTTCTTCTCTTATTAGCACCGAGAATTGACGGTATGCGCGCATCACCAGGAGCGTATGCACCGTCGTTTTGCGAAGGAAACTGATTACCAAAATTACCCGATGTAACCGGGCCTGTAACTGAATTAGCACCTCCAGCGACGTTTGCAAGCTCTGTTAAAAGTTCCGTAACAAGTGTATTAAAATTACTCATTGATTTTTAGGTGTCTTATATTATATTTAAGGTTAATGCTTGAAGAATACATTAAAGAGTTAGAAGAAGATCTTAAGATTAATGAATTAAATCTCAAGGACTACCAACTTCGCCTTCCCGCTATAAAGCATAAATGGACAGGAAGGATGATTCGATTAAAATCACATATTAATCAGCTTAAAAAGCAAAAGGAGCGAGTAAAAGCAGATATTATGTCAGAAATTGATCATACAAGTGCTGTTAAGCTTACACAGCCAGTTATCGCTGCTACTGCAGATAAACATAGTAAGATTCAAGATATTAACAAACAAATTCAAGACACTGAGCTTCTTGTTGAACTTCTCGAACGTTCCGAAAAAACGCTAAGTAGCTGTTCATATGATATATCGAATATTATCAAGATAATGCAGCTTGAGACGACATGATAAAATTTGATTACGACGAAAAGAAGAGACTAGGAATTATTTCAGGCGATTTATTCGATGAAATACGTGAGCACTTCTCTGTTAAAAATGAAGCTGCACATTTTATGCGCCGTCGAGGACGGTTTATGCCGTCGCGTACGTATGCTATCACACCAACTGGTCGATTTGAGCCATGCCTCTTTGTTGAGATTAAAAAGTTTCTTACCAGTCAGCAATACGTAGGTGAAATTGAATATAATAGAAACGTTTTTGACCAGGTTGCACCAGCAAGACACGGTTGGCATCAACAGCTAGATTTTAAAAACGAAATATACCCGCTCAAATTAAACCTTAGAGACTATCAAGAGAATATCGTTAAGGAGTGTTTGTTTACAGGTAGAGGTACTATTATCCTTGCTACTGCAGGCGGTAAAACACTAACATCCGCTTCATTAATCTCTAAAGTCTATCAACTTTATATGTCTCCGTACAATAAACAAGACTTTAAATGTCTTTTTATTGTACCGGATCGAGGCCTCGCGTCTCAGACCTATCAAGATTTTATTGACTATGGCGTACCGTTCAAGGTGTCAAAATGGACAGGTGACGATGATCTAGATCTAACATCTAATGTAATTGTTTCAAATCTTGGTATCTTACAGAGTAAGAATAGTAATTTAGATTGGCTGGAAGATATTGATCTCTTAATTGTTGACGAGGTACATAAAATACGTAAAGGTAACAAGGTAAATGATATTCTCAAGAAAATTAAGACACCGTATAGATTCGGATTTACAGGTACAATGCCTGAGGAGAGCTTAGATCAATGGAATATTATCGGTAAGATAGGTCCTATTATTTATGAAAAAAATAGCTACGATTTAAGGCAGGATAACTATGTAAGTAACGCATCAATTCAGATTATCAAATTATTACATAAAAGCGGACCGCCCAAAATAGATGGCAGCAACGCATACAGGGAGGAACTAGAATATCTTACCACATCGACGTTTCGAAACGAGCTTATCGCTAAACTTGCTAAGGGATTAAATCAAAATTCACTTATAATGGTTGATTATATTCAGCACGGTGAATTGCTATTTGATATTGTTCAGCGTATGATGCCTGACAAGCAGTGTTTCTTTATCCGCGGAGAAGTTGATGTCGAAGAACGCGATAGAGTAAGACAGCTTATGGAGGTCAATAGCAATGTTGTCGTAGTAGCCATATCAAAGATTTTTTCGACCGGAATTAATATTAAAAATCTACACTATATAATTTTCGCATGTGGTGGTAAGGCTAAGATTAAGATTGTACAATCGATTGGTAGAGGTCTTAGGTTGCATAAGGATAAAACCAAGCTTATAATATTTGATATTACTGATGATCTCCGCTATAGCGCAGCACATGCATTAAAACGACAAGCACTTTATGAAAAAGAACACATCCCATTTGCAATCAAAGAAATCGAAGAAAAGTAAGAAGCTTAAAAAAGAGCCAATTATCTTAGATCTCAATCTCACTACTGAAGAGGGCGAGATTGTTGAAGTTCTTCCAGAAGAAATTATTCAAACGCTACCCATCGTCGATGAGGCCGAGGCACCAAAGAAGATTAAGCCAAAGGACAAGGTTCACTATGTCAATAGCAGAGAATTTGAAGACGAGATTAGAAACTATTATAAGACAGATACAATGACCGATAAGTTATGTGAGAGTATCAATAAAATAGCTAATGGACTCTCGTATGCACCTAATTTTTTAAATTATTCATATAAGGAGGATATGGTTGGTGATGCTGTGGTAAAGATGTTTTCAGCATTAAAAAATAAAAAGTTTAAAATTGATTGTGGTTTTAGCCCATTTTCGTATTTTACTACCATTGCATTCCATGCTTTTATTAATAGAATTAAGAAAGAGAAGAAACATCACGAAGCTGTTAATGAATACAGAGAAAAAGTCTATACAGAATTAATGCTTAACCCTGAAGAGAATAACGGCGCTCATATCTATATTGAGCCCACGGGTGATGACGCAGACGAATAATTGTGGATTTATTTTTAAACAAATCAAAGATAGCTATATTTTCCGATTTGCACCTAGGTGTACATCTTGATTCTACTACATGGCATCAAGTTGCTCTTGAATGGTGCGATTGGTTTATAAGCGAGCTCAAGAACCAAGATATTAAAGATATTTTGTTTCTCGGTGATTTCTATCATCACAGGAGTGATATTTCCGTTTCAACCCTGCATGTTGCAAGTATTATTCTTGATAAATTGAGCGAATTCAATATCGTTATGATAGTCGGTAATCACGACGCATATTACAAAGATCGATCTGATGTAAATTCTCTTTCTATTCTTAACGGCAGAAAGAACTTAACTGTTATTAGTGAAACAGCGACGAGCACTCTTTTTGGTAAAACATTTACGTTTATTCCCTGGGGCGGTGATATATCGAATTTAACAAAGTCCGATGCAATTTTTGGTCATTTAGAAATTGAAAGCTTTAAGATGAATAGCTTTAAGACATGCGATCATGGAACTAAAACCCGCGATCTCTTAACAAAAGCAAAGCTCGTAATGTCGGGTCATTTTCATCTCAGGGATGAGAGAGTGTATAATGAAGGCACAATTGTGTATGTTGGTAATCCATTTGAAATGGATTTTGGTGATCTAGGCGGTGTTAAGGGGTATTATATTCTAGATCTAGAAACATTAAAGTATAATTTTTATGAAAATACTGTTTCACCGAAACATAGAAAAATATCACTTACAGATTTAACAAACGCTAAATCACTGACAGGAGCAGATATTAACGAAATGGTTAACGGTAATTTTGTTAAATTTGTCGTAGATAAAAAGGCAAATAGTGACGCTATAGACGCATTAATTCAAAAGTTCTCTATTTATAAGCCATTATCATTTACAACGGATTACACCTATACAGATAATAATTATAATATTGAAGATAAAGGATACGAGACTACCGGCGTTAATATGCAGGCAACTATTGAAGAATTTATTAATGTACTAGATATTGAAAATAAAGAAAATATAATCAAGTATTGTGCCGATTTATATAAACGCGCTAGCGAGATATGAAACAAATTAACTTTAAGAGTATAACAATAAAGAACTTCCTATCTGTCGGTAATACACCGGTGTCTGTAGACTTTAAGCGTGGTCTTCATATTATTACAGGTATTAATAAGGACAAAGAGGATCGGCAGAATGGTGTCGGCAAATCAACGATAGCTGACGCTATCAATTTTGCTGTATTCGGTGAAACACTTAGAGATCTTAAAAAAGAATTTATTGTTAATAGCATTAACAAAAAAAACTGCGAAATAGTATTAGAGGCAACGATCAAACAATTTGATACTACCGAAAATATTAAAATTGTACGTACGTTGGAACCTTCGAAATGCTTTATCTATATTAATGACGAAGATAAAACAAGAGACAGTATTTCAAACACAAACGATTTCATTATGAAGAAGTTTAATTGCACACCTGAGATATTTCAGAATTGTGTGATTATGACCATAAACAATACTACTCCGTTTATGGCAAAAAAGAAACAAGAGAAGAGAAAGTTTATTGAAGATATTTTTAATCTAGGCGTATTTAGTAACATGTCTACCCTCTTAAAGGCAGACGTTACCGAGAATAAGAAAGCTCTAGACATCGAAGGTACAAGATATGAAGAAGTTGATAAGGCCCTCGGAAGCTATATTCGTCAACGAGACAATACCTTAGATGAGCGTAAGCAAAAGCATGAAAAATACACTCAACGAAAGATTAATAATGCTAGTGAAATTATCGAAGTAACAGAAAAAATAAATTCATTTAAGGAAAAGAGCGTCGATAACATTAATGCTGCTATTACCAAGCTTAAAGACGCTAATACTAAAGTAGATGACAAGATCCAGGCCTGTAGACACACAAGAAGTGAGAGTCAAACACTAATAACACAAATTCAAAAACAAATAAGCGCCGTAGGTACAGATAAGGATAAATGTCCTACGTGTTTACGCTCGATTAAAGAAACCGATAAGAACCATATTAAAAAGGAGAAGCAGAAGCTCACTGATGATATTAATGATCATAAGCAAATTATAAACGAACAGACAGATATTGAGTCGACGCTCGTCTTAAAGCGTAACGACGTCAATACGAAGATTAGCACATTAGAAAACAGCATTCACGCGTATAATCTTGAAATAAAAGATCATCAAAATCGACAAGCGCGCTTGAGTCAATTAAACGAATGGCAAACAATGCTCGATCAGGATTTAAAAGATCTCGAACAAGCATCAACTCAATTTGATATATTAATTGATGAAAAGCAACAAGAGCTTACAAAGCTATCAGCAGGACTTGAGACGATTAAGGATACAACAAACGTACTCGATGTAGTAAAATTTGTTGTCTCAGAAGAAGGTGTAAAGTCATATATCGTAAAAAAGATTCTTCAGCTGTTTAATAGCAAACTTGCATACTATCTACAGAAAATGGATGCGAATTGTATTTGTACATTTAATGAATATTTTGAAGAGGAGATTGTCGATATTAAAGGCGCACAACGCTCGTATTTTAATTTTAGCGGTGCAGAGAGAAAAAATATGGACCTAGCATGTCTCTTCACGTTCATGGATATGCGTAGACTGCAAGGTGATGTGTGCTTTAATTTTAGCATTTACGATGAGCTCTTCGATTCGAGCTTAGACGCTCGTGGTATTGAGCTTGTCATTAATGTACTAAAGGAACGCGTTGAAAAATATAACGAAAGTATAATGGTTATAAGCCACCGCAAGGAAAGCGTAAAAGCTGCAACAGGTGATATTATTTTCTTAGAAAAGAGTAATGGTATCACAAAGCGTGTTGATTACGTAGATACCGCTCTATAATTATATGAACATGACACCAAGCCCGTTTGCCTCGCCATTTGCTTCACCGTTCGCATCTCCCTTCGTGTCACCGTATGGTATGCAGCCCGTGCAGCAAATGGTTCAAGAGTCTCTTCCTCAGCCTCCTGAACTCTCACTAAAGCGTGTGATGAACTATTACGCTGATTATAGCGGATGTGGGTTCTGGCGTTTAATTTGGCCAGAACATATTCTTAATGCTCATCAGAAGATGGTTGTTCATGGTAGTACAATGATGTGCTTTGATCCAAATTATTTTAGAGGTACAGAGTGTGTTCGTATTCAGCGTCAAGCAACGCCGCATCAGCTTCAATTCGTCAAGTTTCTCAAGGAGCTTAGTAAGCAATTAGGATTTAGAATTATCTACGAGATTGACGATCTTGTCTTTAGCGAAGATATTCCTGAGTACAATAAATTTAAGCCTGCATTTGTTAATCCAGAGATTAGAAAAACAGCACAAGAGATCATGGAGCTCTGTGATGAGATTACTGTAACATGTGATTTCATGAAGGATTATTATATGGGGAAGACCGCTAATAAGAATGTTACGGTAATTCCTAATTATCCGCCAAAGTTCTGGATGGGTAATTTTTATAATGAGAAGAAGATCTCTGATAATTATGATCGGTATCAGAAGAAGCCGAGAATCCTTTACGCAGGATCTGGAGCTCACTTCGATGTTGATAATCGCGTAGGTCAGAACGATGACTTTGCGCACGTCAATCGTGTTATTCGCGCTACCAAGGACAAGTATCAATGGGTCTTCCTCGGTGCTTATCCTCTACCGCTTCAAGATCTTATTCAAAGTAGAGAATTTGAATTCCATCCTTGGGAAACACTTTATAGATACCCTGAAAAGATTGCTAGCTTAAATGTTAATATGATGGTTGCACCTCTTCAGGATAATACCTTTAACAAGGCAAAGTCCGATCTTAAGCTTGTTGAAGCGTGCTGTTACGGGCTTCCGATTGCTTGTCAGAATCTTGTAACGTATGAAAATGCACCGTATAAGTTTGATACAGGCGAAGAGATGATTGATATGATCGATGACGTTCTTTCAAAGAAAGGCAGGTATATGAATATTTCTGCTAAAATGCGCAAGATGGCAGATGATCGCTGGTTAGAGAACGAAGATAATATTAACAAATATGTTGAGTTACATACACTTCCTTACGGGCATAAGGACAGAAAGTTACTCAATGCTGTTAACGGTATTATAGCTTGATTGAGATAGCTGGTGGTGATATACTATAGGAGTGTACAGGAACGTTTCATACTCACCGCAAGAACAGACAATTTATCTTCATACTTGGGATGAAAGGGGTAAGCGAATAACTGTTCCTTCGACGTACGAGCCGTATATCTATCTGGAGACAAATAACGCTCCGGATGCTATGAGTATCTTTAATACTAAGTTAAAGAAGAAGAGATTTAGGAATCAATACGATCGTTCGCGGTATCTTAAGGATAATAAAGTAACAAGAGTCTTTGAAAACTTTAACGTCTATCAACAGTTCTTAATTGATACATATTGGCAGGAAAACGAGAAACCAGAGTTTACTAAGCATCAGCTGAAGGTACACTTCATTGATATCGAGACCGACTGTCATAATGTAAAGGATAGTAAAAAAATTAAAATTCGCAAAAAAACAATTTCTTGATATAGAGACGTATAAACAATTTAATGGATTATAAGTTAATATATCAAAGATTATGTCTCCGCGGGCAAACTAGAACCAAAAATAGTAATATATATCTCGAAAAACACCACATTCTACCAAAATGCCTTGGTGGAGACAATTCATTTGCTAGCCTAACACTTCTTACAGCCCGTGAACACTATATAGCTCATTACTTGCTGTGTAAGGTATATAACGATAGCAACATATCAGTTCGAGCTAAATTATCCTCTGCTTTTAACAGAATGTGTACGCTTAATACACATAAACGCCAATTTACATCGCATCAATATGATGTTGCGAGAAAGTATTTTTCTGAAAATCATCATATGAAGAGTAACGAGTGTAGGGATAAGGTTGCCCTAGCTCTTAGGAAGAAAGGTATAATTACAAGACAGCTTAGAGAGCAGCTGCTACCGCTGTGTAAGTGCGGTTGCGGTAAAAAGGTAAAAAATAAATACCACCAATATCTTTATAATCACTGGGACAGAAGTGTAACAAAATCAGGCTTTACAGAAGAAGTACGTAAACGGCTAAGCGAAAAAGCTATAAAGCGTATATTAAGCCTCACGGATAAGGAAAAGAAAGACAGATTACAAAAATCCTTGCATAGTGAGAAAGTGGATCATATTATGAGAGGTAGAAAGATATCTCTCTCTAAAAGAGGGAAGAAAACCAACCAACAAAATATAATGGGTGAAAGATTTGCGAATATGACGGAGGATGAGTTTTTATTATACTTAAACACAGTATCACCAAAGGTATGGACAAGATATACAAAATTAAGAAATAGATGTCTGAGCAAGAAGTAACATTAGGGCACTTCCGTAATAATAAATTATGGGAACAAGACTACGAGGTGTGGGATGAAAAAACCGGTACATGGATAGATTATTTTTCATCATCTTATTCTATAGACACATCGTTTCCGAACCCCCAGGATCCCGATCATCCCATTAATATTATTACCATTTATGATACAATTACGAAGAAATTTTATTCCTGGGGACTTAAGCCTTATGCAGCTAAATCATCTGATGTTGTTTATATAGCATGTAAGACTGAAGAGGAATTACTACGTAAGTTTGTAGATTTCTTTAGCAAAGATTATCCAGATATTCTTTCAGGATGGAACTCAGAGTTCTTTGACGTACCGTATGTTATTAATAGGGTAAGAAAGGTTCTTGGCGAAGAGGCTATGCAAAGACTTTCTCCTGCAGGTTCATTACGTTCAAGAACGTTTATGGGAAAGTATGGTAGAGAGCAAGTCAAATGGCACATTGAAGGGCTTTCTTGTGTAGATTATCTCGATATCTATAAGCGCTTTTGTCAGACATTACGCGAGTCTTATAAATTAGATGCAATTGGTGAAATTGAATTACAAGAGAGAAAAATCGATTACGGTGATCAAAATCTTACAGAATTAGCAGATGGTGATTGGGATACATTTGTTGACTATAATATTCAGGACGTCAATCTTCTAGTGAGATTAGAGCAGAAACTTCAGTATATACAGTTATTGAGGATGATTGCGTACGCCGGTCTCACGACGTTTGAAGGCGCTCTAGGATCACTATCAGTTATTACCGGGCTTTGCTCCATACGAGCTCGGTTAAAAGATAAGCGTATCCCTACGTTTGTAAAGGATGTCAAAGAAGGTACAAAGAACGAAGGCGCTTATGTCGCTGATCCTCAGAAAGGATTCCAAGAGCATATAGTATCTCTTGACGCAAATAGCTTGTATCCAAACACGATGATCACGTTAAATCTCTCACCCGAGACAAAAGTCGGGAAGATTATTAACAGTACAGATAAAGATATAACAATCAAACATGTCAATGGACAAACTTTTACACTCAATCATGATAAGTTTGCTTCGTTTGTTAAGCAGGAAGAGATAGCTATTTCAAGAGCTAAGATTTTATTTACACAAAAAGAGAAAGGTATCATTCCTGATACAATTGATTACTATTACAGTAAGCGTGTTGAAGTGAAGAAACAGCATACAAAAGCCAAGAAGAAGCTCCTTACTCTTAAGGAAGAGACACAAGAGCACAAGGATCTTCAAGTTGAAGTAGATCGGCTTAATATTCGTCAACATACGATAAAGATCTTGATGAACACTGTATATGGATACTTCGGTAACAAACACAGTCCACTCGGAGATGACGATTTAGCAAATTCAATCACGCTTACAGGGCAAGCAGTTATTAAGGAATCTAATCGTATCTTGACAGATTATATTAAAACGAATACCGGGTTATCTGATGAAGAATTGCAAGAGAATTCTCCTATTATCTATAACGATACCGATTCTAGCTACATTTCTATTAAGCATTTAGTTAAAGCGAAAAACATACCTGTCTTTGACAAGGACGGTAATGTTGCACCTGAGTACTATAGGGCTGTCGAGGAGATCGAAAACCATTTAAATAAGGAGATTATTGTATGGGGCAAGAATTCTTTAGGATCAAAGGACTGTCGGTTAGTGTTCAAACGTGAAGCGATTGCAGATGTAGGTTTATTCTTAGCTAAAAAGCGCTATGTTCTACATACTCTCGATGTCGAGGGCATACCTGGTAAGAAGTTTAAGTATACAGGCGTTGAAGTAGTACGTACTACAATGCCTGCACCCATTAAGCCCTATGTAAAGAAGATTATTGAGACTATGCTTCTTACTAAGGACTACGCGGCTACAAATAAAATCTTTAACGAGACGTATGAGATTTTTAAGGGACTTCCTCTTGAAGATATTGCTTTTGTGATGGGTGTAAGAGGATATGAAAAATACGCTAACCGATGCAGCGGCTTCGAGACAGTAAAAGGAATGCCCAAGCATGTTAAAGCTGCGTACTACCATAATATTCTTCTTGATAGATTTGGTATTGAAAGAAAATACGAAAAGATGGCGTCAGGAGACAAGGTACGCTTCTTTGAAGTCAAAAAGCCAAATAGCTTTGGATTATCTGTTATTGGCTACAAATACTACTATCCAAAAGAGTTTCAATCAGCATTTGAGATTGACTATGAGAAGATGTTTGAAAAGATTATCTATTCAGTTATTGAACGCTTTTACGAAGCTGTTAATTGGACAGTAAAGAAGCCCGGTAATGACGCGCAAATTGATCTTTTTGATCTTCTTGGTATGAATTAGTTGATTTTAATAATCGATAGCTTAATATATAAGAGATATGAGCGAAACAAAACTCCTTACCTTCATTGATCACATCGGCCGCACCATTATTGGCGAGGCTGTTGGTGATGTAGACAACGGTGCGTCCTTTCTTGTAAAGAACCCCGCTATTATTCACGTCCAGCCAACTCAACAGGGTCAGCTTAACGTTCAGACTATTCCTCTTTATTTCCGCGAATTCGTCGGTGATAAGTCAAAGGAAAACGGCACGACCTGGAAGTACCATTATGCTAACGTCGTCGTTGGTGTCGATGTCGATAACGATCCTCGCCTCGTTGATCAGTATAGCAAGCTCTTTACAGCCCCTGTAGTTACACCGACTACCGAACCCGCTGTAGTACGCCTGTTCGACGAAGAATAAAAAACCAAATAATTTTGATGAGTAAACCGTAATCTGCTCTCAAAGAAACCAGATTAAACACCCGGCTTAAGCCGGGTGTTTTTTTTTTATTTTATACTCTTGATTACAAATAATACGATAGTATAATAGGTACTATATGAGTAAAGAGATTGATAATATTTTTAAGAAACTTGACGCAATGAATAGCGAAGCAACGATGCTTGATGAGAATGCATTATCAAATGTTGATACCTGGTATGATACCGGGTGTTACGCGCTCAATGCTATTCTTGGCGGTAGCTGTCGTAAAGGAGGCATACCTAAGGGTAGAATTGTAGGATTTTCAGGTGAGTCGATGACTGGTAAGACATTTGTTGTGAATAAGATTCTCGCTAACGCTCAGAAGCAAGGCGTTATTCCTGTCATCTTCGATACAGAGTTTGCTATTGATGAGAGTTCGACGAAGGGAGTAGGTCTCGATGCTAGTAAGACGAAATATGTACCAGTTTATACAGTTGATCAATGCCGTAATCAGATCTCTGGATTCCTTGATAGTGTTATTGAAAGCAATCAGCAAGGTAAGTTTATTATCAGTATTGACAGTCTTGGCAACCTTTCATCACAGAAGGAAATTGATGATATTGCTAAGGATAAATCAGCTATGGATATGGGTACCCGTGCTAAGTCGCTTAAGTCGATGCTTCGTACGCTTACCTATAAAGCAGGTAAGGCCGGTGTAACGATCATGTTCACTAACCATACTTACTCTGATCCCGGTGCTATGTTTCCAACACTTGTAAAAACACAGTCTGGTGGGTCAGGGCCTGTATATATGGCTAGTATCTTGGTACAGCTTGCCAAGCGTAATGAGAAGGAGGGAGAGGGTGATTCAGGTAATCTTAAGACTGAT